AGTCGGCGGCGGTGGTGGCGGTGGCTCAGGCCAAACTGGAACATACGGCGGAGGCGGCACAGGCCGCTTGAACCCGATCTTCTCGGCCAAGCTGCCATCCGCAGGCGGCCTTGGCTCTATCGGCGCGACCCGCACAGCGCGTCCGATGGGCGATCAAGATTGGCTGACTTACGGCACGCGGCCTGAGCTTAACTTCTTCGACTACGCATCGCAAGCTAACCCTGCGCCTATCACCACACCTATTCCAAACGAGCCGAGAGGCCCGTCGATGTACGCCCCTGACGTTGACAACATGCGTTTCGCAAAGGGCGGCTCGTCCAAGCGCAGCGAATTTGCAGTCAACGGCCCCGGCACTGGCCGCAGCGACGACATCCCTGCGGTGCTGTCCGACGGCGAATATGTAATCGACGCCGAGACTGTCGCCCTGCTGGGCGACGGGTCGAACAAGGCTGGCGCAAAGAAGCTGGACGAGCTTCGAGTTAAAGTTCGCAAACACAAGGGACAGAAGTTGGCAAAGGGCCGTTTTAGTGCTAACGCCAAGAAGGCCGAAGCATATCTGTCTGGAGGACGCATTTAATGTCTCGCAGTTCATTTCTAGCCGAGGGGGCTGCAATCCCTCAAGGCTCCGCCCTCACGGACATGACCAAGCAGCAGGTTTTGCCTGAGTGGTACTCCAACTACGCGATGGACATCCTGTCGGGGCAGCAGGCTATAGCCAACCGCCCATACGAAACTGCGCCAATGCCGCGCGTCGCGGGCTTCACGCCGACGCAGCAGCAAGCCTTCGGCATGACTGGCACCGCCGCCACGGCGTACCAGCCACTATTCAATCAAGCCACAGGCGTTGCGCAGAGCGCCGCGAATGCGCCGGGCGCGCTGAACATCGCGCAGCCGTTCTTGACGCAGGCCGGTCAGACATCCGTGTCGAACATCGGCCAGTACATGAACCCGTATACCGACGCCGTTGTCAACCGCATCGGTGAGCTGGGCACGCGCAACCTCACCGAAAACCTTATGCCTGCGATCGAGGGCCGCTATATCCAAGCCGGTCAGCTCGGCTTCGGCGGGCGTGGTGGCTTAGGCGGCACGCCGTCGGGCATGATGACCGACACGGCGCGCGCCCTTCGCGACACCAGTGCCGACATCCTCGGCAAGCAGACGGAGGCGCTCCAATCCGGTTACACGCAGGCCGCTGGGCTCGCAGGCACTGACCTGTCGCGCTTCGGCACTCTTGCAGGCACGGCTGGCGATCTGGCGCGGGCGCAACAGCAGCAACAGCTCGCCGCCTCTGGCGCGCTGTCGAGCCTTGGCGAGCAGGCGCAGAGCCTCGGCCTCACTGGCGCAGGCGCGCTGGGCGGCGTCGGCGCACTGGAGCAGCAGCAGGGTCAGAAGAACCTCGATGTGGCGTATCAGGACTTCCTGCGTCAGCAGGGCTATCCGCAAGAGCAGATCAACAACATGATGAAGACGTTCCAAGGTGTTGCCTCCGGCGTCCCAAGCGCGACGCAAGAATACGGTATCTCGCCGTCAGGCGTCAAACAGGAGTACTCATCGACTGGGAAAGATATTGCCAGCGCGCTAACCGCTGCGGCGGGCATCGTCGGTTCGCTGAAAGGTAAGTGATCGTGGAAAATCCGCCCTTCGCGCAGTGGCAGATAGACCACCTTCGCAAAATGCGAGAAGAATTAGGCTTGCCGCAAGAGGCATCCGACGCAGAGGAAGTTACGATGGACGAAGATATGACGGGAGGCCTGCCCTCTACAGCAGGGGATGATACGACGGACGATACGGCTGGCGGCCTGTCGGTGTACAACAACCCCAATGTCCAGAGGGCTATGACTACCTACGAAGCTCTCGCAAAGGAGCAAACGGACCGATATGGCGCGTTGGAAAAGGCTTTGGCGGAGAAGCGTTTCGCCCCATCGTTCAGCGAGCGCATGTTTCAGTTGTCGGCGGCGTTAGCCCAACCGACGACAAGGCGTGGCTTTGGCGGCATCTTGGAAAACATTACACCCGTCTTAGCGGCGCAGCAGAAGGCCCAGCGCGAAGGCGAGATTAGCCGTAAAGAGGCGCTTGAGTTGTTGGAGACGAACCGGCTCGCCCAGCGGGTGGGCCTCGCCAAGCAGGGCTTGACGACGGCGACTGCTATGGCGAAGATTGACGCAATGGCTAAAAAGGGGACTGGTCCCGGTCAGTGGTCGGAGAGGTTCGGTCGGTTTATCCCGAAGGACTATCCCGTTTCCATAAAGACTGGCGTTCTAAATGGCCGAAGGATTGTAACTTATACTGACGGCAATAGCAGGCTGTACGGATTTGGGGGCAACCCCAAGGCTTATGAAATATTAGACGCGGCTGGTAACGTCATCGGTCAGGGGACGGAATAATGGTACAGAACTATAACCTTGGTAACGTCGAATGGTCTGGGGCTGAAGCTGAAAAGCAGTCGCAAGAAAAAATTCAGCGCGGGCAGGGCATCGTCAAAAGTGGCATCGATATTGCAACGGAACAGGCAAAAGCTCCGTTTGCTGGTCCGCAGGCTGAAACCAATCTGAAAAAAGATAGGCTGCAACTCATTCGCGAAGCGAAGACCTATGGCCGTGATTTGCGCAAAGAGTTCGACGCCACTGAAGCGGTCAAGACCTACCGCGAAGGTATGCGCTACTTTACGACGGCACTTCGCACACCACATAACCCAGCGGGCGACCAAGACCTCGTGACTTTGGCTGCTAAGGTCCAAGACCCTACCGGTGCTGTCATGCAGGGTGACATAGAGCGTTATAACAACATTCAAGTTGCACTTGAGCGGCTGCCACAACAGTTCCGAAACGAATTTGATAATACAGGTAAGTTCTCGGAAAAGACACGGAAAGACATCCGCCGGTTCATCACGAACCGCGTGTTGGTTCAGCGCGACGCCTACAACGACGCACGTAACTCGTACGTTGCCGATATAGCTGACTTTAACGCCCAAACGGCAGAACTCGGTGTTCAACCTTTGGATGCGGCGGTTGTACTCGGCACCCATCCTGCGACGCTGTACAAGGACAAAATCCTTGCGTACGATGCCACGCAGAAAGCCGAGGATAAAGTCGCCGAGCGTTCGGGCCTTTTGTCCGCCCCAGAGGGTATGCGTATCTCCGGCGAGGACGTCAAAGGCTTTCGCTTTTCGCCAGAAGCCGAAAGCAGCATCAACGCGTACACGAAAAGCGAAGGTGCTACGGCTGAAGGTTACGCCAAGCTACTCGCCGACGCGGCAGTCAAAGAAGGCTTCATCGATGAGGCGCAGCGCGGCAACTACGAAGCGCAAACCGCCCTCGACAACGCAGAGACGTTCAAACTCCCGCCCGCACAGCGCGGCGGAATAGACTATAAAGCAATCGACGAAGCCGCCAGTAAGAACGCTGGCCTGTTCGAAACTGTCGCGCAGGCAGGACGCAACTTGCCCGAAAGCGCAGCGCAGTTGGTCACTGGCCGCGGCGGGATGATTGTCAACCCTATCGAGACCATCAAGACAACCGCAGATTTGGCAGGCGCACTCTTACAAGGCGACACCGACGATCCAACGGTACAGGCTGCGGCTAAGGTACTCGAAGAGCAATACGGCGGCGTGGACAACCTACAACGCTATCTTATAAAAGACCCTCTTGCGTTCCTTGGGGACGCCAGTCTGCTATTGGGCGGCTCAGGCTTCGCCCTAAAGACCGCTGGTCTGACGAGGTTGGGCGAGGGTGTGTCTAAGGCTGGGCAGCTTATTGACCCTCTGTCGGGCGTAGTATCGCTGGCCACTGACGTCCCTGCGGCAGCATACCAGAAGGCTAAGACCGCCGCGCCTAATGTCGTTACTGGCATAGAACGGTTGCCGGGCGAAGCTGTGGGCTTCTTACCCGGCATAGGCGGGGCGACTGTTGACACCGCCGTCTCCGCAGGCTTTGGTCGTGGCCGCGCAGGCGCACCGACACCGGCCAGTGAAGGTTTCACGGAGGCATTGCGCAACCCAGAACGGACGGCTGAAGACGTGGTCGCCGCCGCGCAAGACATTGTTGGCCAGATGCGGGCGCAAGCATCGCAGAGGTACAACGATGCGATGACGAAGTTTGGGCAGACGCCGACACCGCTTGACATCGGCAAAATTGAGCAGCGCATGCAGCAACTGAAGCCTAAGTCCTACGACACATGGTCTTCCCGCAAGGGCGAGCGCCCCGCCGATCACCTTGCGTGGGAGAAAATGAACTCCTTCGTAACCGAGTACGCGCAGAAGGCCGCCGCAGATCCAAGTCTTTTGCTGCCGCTCTCGATGGATCAGTTCAAGCGCGACGTGTACGACATCGGCTCTAAAATAAACGGCGCGGTTGACAGCAAGGCCGCTGGTATTGCCAAGCAGACGTACAATGCCGTGCGGCAAGAATTGGTAAATCACGATCGGACATACGCCGAAATCATGCGCGACTATGAAAAAGCCGTGAATGAAGCGCAGCAACTAGAGAAGTCTTTTAGCCTCGGCTCCACGGCCAGCGTTGATACGTCTGCACGCAAACTTCAAAGCATATTCCGCAACAACGTAAACACAGGGTTCGGTGCACGCACCGCGCAGGCCGAGCGTATGTTCGAGATGGACCCTTCGGGTGTATTGGAGGCCACGCTTGCTGGCCAGACGGCAAGCGCCTTTCCCCCTCGCGGTATAAGCAAAGTCAGTCCAGCTTTGGGCAACGCGACCTTGCTTGCAGCACCACTATTCTCGCCGCGTGCAGTGGGCGAGATAGCTTATGGCACAGGCCGCCTTGCTGGCACTGGCGCGCGAGTGTTTGACACCATCACCGGTTCGAAGTTCGGCCAAAGTCTCGGTACCGTTGGCACTGAGTTGGCCGAGCTTTACCAGAAGTATCCTGAACTGTTTCTGGCGGGGACGCAGGCAGGCACTATGCTCGACAAGATTGACGCACAGGCACTCGCCGACAAATATGTTGGTGCGCCTGTGGTGCCAGCGGGTGATGTGGCAGCCGAGGAGCAGATTACCGTCACTGGAACTCGGAACCCATCGCAGGGCATAGCTGATCTCGCAACGCAGTACGAAATACCGCCCGTTATCCCGCAAGCAGAAGCGGCGGAGACAGCACCCGCCCTGAAAGAAGGGGTGTTGATTGACAAACGCACAAACCGTGAAATCTATCTCGATCCTGAAAGTAACGAATACAAAGACGCCCTAACTGGTGAAGTTGTGCCGGGCTATCAGGGCATGTACCGTGGCGGCACCGTGCAGGCGTTCCGCAACGGCGGCCAACCAAAGAAACAGACCTCTTGGTACGATGACCTGACGATGGCTGTCAGCCGCCGGGGCAACGACCTTGTGGCGTTAACTGCCGATCTTGCGGACAAGTATGGGCTGACACCGGCCAACGCCACCGCATGGGTCGCACAGAACGTCGCTGGCTACTCGCCGCAGCAGGCTGCACAGATCCGCAAGAACCTGAGCGGCATAAGCAACCGTGCGGTTGTTGAAGCTGGTGCCGCGTCGAACGAAACCCGTTTCCGTAATGCGGGCGGCGTTGGCGCACGTCCGGCGAATATGGTGACGCCCCCGGTTCGCATGAGCGACGTAGCGTATCGGGTTCAAGACATCCCGCGCGCCGTCATAAGCGAAACGCCTAAAGCGCTTCGGGCCGCAGGCAATTACATTACCAGCACATCTCCGCAGACCATGCTCCGCGACGCGCAGCAGGCAGGCTCTGTTGCCCTTAACGCTATCAAAGAAGATCCGTATGGCATCGCCTTTGACACCGCCCTGTACCCTGCGTTTCCCGTAGCGGCCAGCGCAGGCGACTTCGCCGCGATACGTGGTGGGGCACGCGAGCTAAGTCCGTATGTGCGTGACAATGCTGAAGCCGCGCGGACAAAGGCCATGGTCGACGCGCTATCGGTGCTGCCATTAGGTGGCGGGATGGCGGGTCGTCGCCTAACAAAACAGCGCTAACGTGGGTATTGCGTCGCGCTTTGCTGCTAAGGCCGCAACCAAAGCTGCTGCTGAGGCTGCCGCCAAGGCCGCCGTTAAGGTTCCGCGCCCCCGGCAAAAGCCCAAAGTACGCACCGACAACCCCGGCGGTGAGTGGTTAGAAAACGAGAAACGTCGAGCCCGCGAGAACGGCTTTCGGGGCGCTGTCACCGGTTATCTGAAAAAAGCAATCGAATTAGACCCACAGAAACTTAAAGACATACGGGGCGCAAACAACGAAGTGCGCGTACCGGGCGAAAGCCAGTATGATATGCTGCGCCCCAGCGTAGAACGGCACGGCCTGTACGAGGACAGCCCGATCTTGATCGGTGTTGACCAGTTTGGTGAACCGCGCATCATCGAGGGCAACACCCGCGCGGCAGTCGCCCGCGATTTAGGACTGCGCGCTGTTCCCGCCGAGGTTCGCTACTTCGCTGGCGGCGAGGGGGTTGAAGGTCCAATGATGCCTGAGCTGCTTGAGAAATATATGCCGCCATCGGAACTGTCACTCGACCCGAACTTTCAGCGGTTCTTTGGTGGCAGCCAAGCCGTTGACAAGTACGGCGAGCCGCTGCGCCTGTACCACGGCACCAGCGACCGGATCGGCACCAACTTCAACATCTACCACCCGAACCGCAAGGACGCGGGCTGGATGGGGCGCGGCGCGTATCTGAGCGATGACCCAACCTTGGCCAAAATGTACGCGACGATGAAGGCGGGGAACGCCGATCCAAACACAGTGGCCGTTTACGCAAACATCCAAAACCCGTACAGCATGACGCTTGACGAGAAAAACATGCTGCGCTTCATGTCACAGGATAAAATAGACGACTGGACGAATGACATCCGCCAGCGTGGCTACGACGCAACTTCTCTGACATTTCCGGGTGGGGAAAAAGAGTTTGCCGTATTCGATCCTGAGCGGCAGTTAAAGTCGGCCATCGGCAATCGTGGCACATATGATCCTGACGACCCAGATCTTGCCAAAGCGCGTGGCGGTCGTGTTGCAAAGCCGCGTAAATACGCCGTCAAGAAAAAAGGGAAGTAACGATGGGTATCGCGTCGCGTTTCGCCGCTAAGGCCGCAAAAGAGGCTGCCGCTAAGGCCGCTGCCAAGGCTGCTGCCAAGGCTGCTGCCAAGGTTGTTACGCCTAAATCCAAGACGCCCAAACCTAAAGCGAAACCTGTTGTTAAGGGCATTGCAAACCCCCTCCATGAAGTCGCGCTTGAGTTTGGCTCGGATGTCGCTCGCAGGCTCGACGGCATGATCCCATCAGACGCGCCGCTGTCAGAGTGGCGTGCGGCTGCGCAACGTCTATCGGGATCTGACATACCGAACGCAGCGGCCCCTAGCCCCTATTCTGTGCGCCCGGCGGACATAGCAACAGATCCGCGCATTGAAAGCCGTAAAGGCGAACTGGGCAAGATCGCTAACCTCGAAGTAGAGCTGGCCCCGCGCATTACCGATCCCGCGCCAGAGGTCAGCATCTTTGACTACGAAGGCTACCCGTACATCACATCCATGTCCGACCTTGCGGCAGCGGGTGACGACATCACCGCGATCAACGATGTAAGGTTCCGCGTCCCGTTCAGTCGCCGTGGCGGCCAAGACTATATGTTCGACAACCCCGGCTCTGTCTGGGCGTCCGAGCGCGGCCCTGCTGAACGGCACGTAGAGCTTGCGGATCAGCTACAACAGATGACAGGCAAAGACGTCCTGTACATGCCGTGGACGATGGGGCCGAAAGCGGTAAAGTTCTCGCACATGCCGCGCGGCGTCCAATACAGCTACGCCGATGCAGCGATGGAAGGCGCGGATCGCAAGGCACTCGCCGCTGGCATCAAGGAAATCTTGCCAAACTGGCGTGGGTTTGAAGATCCCGACAGCGCTGAAATGTTCATGACCGTCACTGGCAAGGCGCGCGGCGCTTTGAATACATTGATGGACAAATATCGTAATCGCGGCGGTCTTGGGGAAGGGGAGGCGATATACGCCTCGACCGACCTTGACCAAATAAACACTCCGCTGACAACACTTCGCAATGTCGGCATCATCGACCCAAGGTTCGGCGCGTCACCCTCGTCCCACGCGTCCTACAACTACTCGATCCCCGGTCGTGGTGTGGGAAGACTGAAGGAAAACATTGGCGCTCTTGGCCTATCCCCTGACGTCATGGCGGCACTCAAATATGAGACCCCGTTCGACTTCCCAGTAGGCGTTCAGCCCGGCACTAAGTCACCTCTGCGCGCCATGCAGATGAAGCCGCAAGGCGGCGTCCTTGACTACGGAACGCTCAGGTTTCTTGAGGGTCTTCTGGAAAAAGATAAGAAGTAGAGAACGCGTCGGCTAAGTCAGGGCGTCCCCGCTCGTCCCGCAGAAACGAACGCACCTCTTCTTCTGTCGTGCGCCTGATGCGCTTGATACGGCACACGGTCTCAAACCAGAGCAACTCGCGATACATGTCTGTGTCTGGGCAGTTTTCAGGGTCCATTAAGGTAAGCATCAACGTCCGTCTCCCTTCGCTTCGGCCAGCAACGCGGCATAGGCAATATTATCCTCGGCGCTGTCGGCGTGGTACTCGCTGCGCGTAAACAGGCGCACGAGCTTGACCTGCTGCATGAACATCCAGCCCTCGCTCTCGGTGGGCTCGCTCTCCGTGATGACGTAGAAGGCCGTCACGATCTTACCCATTGAGCGCTCGCCCTCTGGCTCGTCATAGGTCGACGCTCGATCGTGCATGTGCGCCGCAGCGCGGCCCAGCAGCTCGGCGGCCTTCGGCTCTGGCACCTTTGCCGCCTCCTCATGCGACTGGAAGCATTCCAGCGCCAGCGTCACCGTGTCGTGCTCGACAGCGCAGGTGCTGCATATAAAGCTCTTGCTCATTTCTTTTTCCTTTTTAACGCTTCCAATAGAACCTCCTGCACGCTCTTCTTCGACGTGAGGCGATCCATGACGAGATCGTCGACCGTGTCGCGGGCGAGGATCGGGTAGATAAAGACCGGACGATCGTAGCCCGCCTGCTTCTGCCGCATCGGCCCTATGCGCTCGATGATCTGCATATGCTCTTCGAGGTTCCAGTTGACCCCGAAGAACGCCAATATGTTGCCGCCGTCGGCGAGGTTCAACCCGTGCCCCGCCGACGCAGGGTGAGCGAATAGTAACCCAATTTCCCCTCGGTTCCACTGCCGGATCGTGTCAGGGTCAGTGTCCAAGACGCGGCCTTTAGGGTAACGCTTCTGTAGCCGGACCAAGTCGTGCTTGAAATTGTAGGCCACCAGCACAGGCGCGCCATTGGCTTCCTCAATGATACTATCCAGCGCGTCCAGCTTGGCATCGTGAGCCGTCTCCCAGTTGCCGTTGTCGTCGATATACAGCGCACCATTGGCGAGCTGCAAGCACTTCTGCGTCCGCACAGCCGCGTTGGCTGCCTCGACACCCTCGTTGTTCAGGACGGAGAACATCTCCTTTTCCATCTCGTTATAGACCTTGCGCGCCATGGGCGGCAGGTCGACGTAGATCGGGTTGTTGATCGGCTCGTCGACTGGCAGACCGCGCACGGTCAGGCAGATGTCCTTGAGCCTCTCTTCCACTTCGGTCTGCGTGTGATCATAAGGCACGAGGCTGTAGCCGTCATACCCCTTGCGAAACCACCGCTGCTCGAAGGCACTGAACGTGCGGCCCAGACGCTCGCCCTGATCGAGGAACCAGATCTGGCCCCACAGATCCTTGACGCCGTTCGGCGCGGGTGTGCCCGTCAGGCCGATGAAGCGGTTGACGTGCGTGTGCGCCACGCCGCCCAAGGCCCGTGCGCGCGATCCGCCCTGCCGCAGCCGGAAGGACTTCAGGCGCGTG